CGCTACGAACTCGGAGTATTCAAAGCCGATCAAAATTTACAATAACGGCTCTACCTATCAGGTAAGAACCGCCGGACTTCCGGATCTAGCCTCTTCACCAGCAGTTGCCTCAACAGTTGCTGCCACTGTGACCTTTACTGTCACGGCTGCCAATGCCACGGCGGGAGCTACTTACCAGGCAGCTAACGGATCAGTATTCACTGTCACAGTTACGATTGTAGCGGGAACCACGCTTACTACAACTTCTACTGGAGCGGTTCCAGTAAGCGGAACTCTCACGAAACTCACTGGAACGGGCGATACGACGATCAACTTCACCGCGGTCGCCTCTCCTACTAACAACTATCTGTATGCGTTTCACTACTTCTATCAGTACACAGTGGGAACTACGCAGTATGAAGACTATGGCCCGGTGACTTATGTTTCGCGCACGAATGTTCCTGCGGTTACTGCGACTGTTACCGCCTCTGTTAGTGGTATTCCTGTACTGTCTAACGGGGCGACCGATAACTACGAGACAGCCGTGGTTAAGGTCTATATTTATCGCACCATCAATAATGGTCTTACTTTCTACAAGATCGGAGAAGTGACTAACGGCACGACTACCTTTGTGGATAATAAGCCTGATGGCGGTATTACAACTGAGCTTCTGCTTTACTCGAATGGCGGGACGCTCGACTACGATCCTCCTCCGCTTTGCAAGTATGTCCACATCGTAAACGGAGTGGCGTACTACGCTAACATCAAAGAAGGCTCCGAAGTATTTAAGAACCAAGTTAGACAGTCAATTCAGGGCGATCCCGACTCATGTCCCATCGGGCTTACGATTGATGTATTGGAAGAGATCGTAGGTCTGTCTAGTTACACCGATAACCCGCTTGTTTTCACGAACAAGCGGGTTTATCGGCTGAACGGGCAATACGATGAGCTTGGGCAGGGGCAGGTGACATTTGAGGACATCACCAAAACAGTCGGTTGTATGAGCCACAACTCCATCGTTCAGACCCGGTTCGGGGTGTTCTGGGCGGGAGACGATGGGTTCTACTGGACCGATGGGTTTAACTTTAAGAAGGTTTCAGACTCAATCAACGAGAGGTATAAGAAGCTCGTATCAAGCTCTACTCGTAAAGCCCGCATCTATGCGACTTACGATACTACCGAGAACAACATCATCTGGGCTGTGACCTATGGCGACTCTGCCACTGATAACGACGCTTTCTTCACGCTCGACCTCCGCTGGGGGATCAGCGACTCCTGCACATTTACTACCAGAACTAATGGAGCGGCTTTCGCTCCTACCGCTATTATTTACTACCAAGGCGATCTGATCCGGGCCGATAGGCGTGGGTATGTGTTTAAGCACTCCTCGTCCTACACCACAGATCCACAGGTAAACACTCTTATTCCGTACAGTCAGTGGACTCGGAAGACTATCGTTCCCCGCTATGTTTCGACGATCTTCAACTTCGGTATGCCCATGGTTAGGAAGTGGGTTCCGAAGATGCTCCTTTCCATGCAGAATGTAACTAATGTATCGGTGCAGATCAGCTCGATCAACGATGATTCTAGCGCGAGTAAGGATCTACTTGAAATCCGATACCGGGGAAATGTGCTTTGGGGCGACCCAGAGCCTATATGGGGTGACGACATCCCATACTGGAGCTACTTCAACTTGATTGAAGAGATGCGCCGATTCCCCGCAAAGTCTCTGAGATGTTCGTTCAAACAGATCGAGATTACCCAAGCCTTCACAAACATATACAACTCTGATACCTACGGAACAGGAACAGTAAACTCAGCGGTCAAGCAAGTAACTATTTCAGGTACTTTGCCCACTGACATTCTTGATTACTTCATTTACTTTGATACCGATGGATATACAAAAGGCTATTCAATTACCGCTCGTAATACGAGTAACACTCTTACTTACCTTGATCCGTCTTCTTCTCAGCCTTCCGGAACTGGCGTAAAATGGCTGATTAAGGGCTATCCGAAGGGGGAGATTTTCAATATCCTCTCCTACATCCTGTATTACGCACCGCTTACCGATCAGTCCTTCAAGACCTACCGGACCGAGCAGGACTCTAGCGGGGGTAATACATGAAGAAGAAGCTCTATGTATCGGGTATCGAAGACCCGTATATTCAGCAGAACTTCAAGACATTTGGGGAAATTTTCAATGGATCTCCATACCTGAAAGGGGAGTGGAGATTCTTTGAGCTTCAGATCCCTCGCTCGGGTACGAATGTCCAGCTTGAGCACAAGCTCAATTTTACCCCCACCGATGTTATTGTCACCTCAGTCATAAATGGTACAATCACATTTAAGTACGCTAGTTTTAACAATACCTATTTGGTATTTGACGCTACTGTGACTACGGCTCCGATGACTGTTCGGGCCATCATTGGCAGATATACGGAGGAGACGATCGGTGTATAGTCCAACTTACGGAGACCTGAAAGCCTACTTGGAGAAGGAGCTTGACCTGGAGGATGAGACATTTATCACCCCGGATGAGATGCTTTCTTACTTTAACGAAGCGGTCGATATGATCGAAGCCGCTATCCACAACATCTACGAAGACTACTTTTTGACTGCGGCTCCGTTTCCGATTGTGGCGGCTACTGCTGGGTATGCCCTGCCTTCCGACATTTACGCGCAGAAGATCCGGAAGATTCTCTATAACGACAACGGGTCGCTCAAATACGAGATCCGGAGGCTTAAACGGCTTGAGGACATCCTCTACATCCAGCCCACCGATCTGTATGCTTATGTGATCCTGAACTCGTCGGCCTCGGGGCTTCAGCTTACCCTGTACCCGACTCCCCAGGACACGAACAGTAATATCACTGTCTGGTATATCCGAAACGCTAAAAGATTTACGCAGGACACTGATGTTTGTGATATTCCTGAGTTTACCAATGTGCTTGTCCAGTTTGTCCGGTGGAAATGCCTTTCGAAAGAGGGCCATCCGGATGCAGGACAGGCAGGATCAGACCTTGAGCGTATGAAGCAGGAAATGGTGGATACGCTTACGGCTCGGGTTCCGGATGAGGACAATTTTGTATTGAAAGACACTACCTTCTATCGTGACTTTGACGATTGGAGATTTGGGGGAGGATTTTACTAATGGGCGATAGTTATGTACCGATCAATTTAGGTCTTCCCGGCGGTAAACCAAAAGAAGCCGCAAAGCCGATGAGCGCAGAGCAAATTGCTTCGCTTCAACAACAGGTAGAGCTTCAAAACCAACAGATCGAGCAAGAGCGTCAGCGGCTTGAGCAGGAAAAACAGCGTCAACAGCAGTTGATGAATGAAGGTCCTAAGCTCACCTATAATCCTCTTGAAACAGGACCAGATGGTAAAATTCGTCTTCGTAGCGAGTTTCAGCTCGAAGGGCCGGAGAAGTTTGTAGAAGCAGAACGCGGTCGTTTGGCACAGGAACAGGCCGGAGCTGCCGACACTCTTCAACAGCAGATTGCACAACAGCAAGCACAGCAGCGCGCATCTATGGCTTCTCGCGGTGGGATGAGAGGAGGCAATCAAGCCCTCCTTTCTCGCTTCTCCATGCGGGATGCCCTGATGGGACAGCAGCAGCTTGGAAGACAGGCGGCACAGCAACGCGGTGAACTTGAATCTAAAGGGTATTCACTTGGGCAATCTATCCGGGAAAAGAACCTCCAGAACCTCATGGGATCGGTCAAGGATGTCGAACAATTCAACCTTGAAAAATGGAAGAAGCAGAAAGAGGTGGAGGCATCCAAAGCAACGGCAGAAGCCACCCGAGCCGCCGGAGGCGGAGGCGGTAAAAAGTAATGCTCCAGATTTCACAGATCCAGAAATCGCAGCTGGATGGAAAGTTTCTTGAAGACCTACACAAGAGCGTCTTTGATGAGCATATCCCATCTGATTACTTTCGATATGATGGATGCCTGATTGCGCAGAACGATAGTGGCAATATTGCCACCTATGCGTTGATTCGGGAGGTTTCTGGAGAAACTATTGAGCTTGCTTGGGGCGGAACGAGTAAGGAAAGCCGTGGAGTGACCAGCAAAATGGCACTCGACCTTTTTACTCAGGAATGTCTCAATTACTACGACAATGTGATGTATCAAACCTGCAATAAAAATATCCCCATGATTAAACTTGGTTTATCATTAGGGTATCTTATTGTTGGAGCTAGAGTGGCCAATGGTGGGGAGCTGTTCCTCATCTTAAACAAAAAGAGGTAGAATATGATTCCGGCACTTGTACTCGGTGGATTGAACATGGCGATGGGAGCGATGAAAGCTAACCAAGCCGCTAACCAAAGAAAAGCAGAAGCAACTATGCGGGCTGCTGAGATCGAAGCATCTCCTTGGACTGGCAAAGGTCCTAGCACCCAAGTTTCAACTCCACAATCTAGCGTGTGGGGTGAGATGGCTGGAGGAGCTGTAAACGCTCTTGGACAGACTGCCGCTCTTCAGAACGCAGGACTTTTCGATGCGGGTAAAGTTGCAGAAGCTCCACAGATTGCTCCCCCTCCTGGCGAAGCTGTCTCTATGCTGATGCCTCAGAAAAAAGGTCTCTGGGATACCATGAGTAATCTTTCTAAAACCGGAATTCAAACCGCGTAAGGAGTACCCATGGCACAGTCTTTAGATTTTTCCGCATTACTCAGCGACCCTGCGTTTGCAGAGGAGTTTAAGAAAGGCTATGCCCGTGGGGAAGCTATCGCTCAAACAGTAGCAAACACCCCTACTCAACCCCAAGTTCAGGGAATTGAAATGGCCGCAAGCCCGAAGGATATGCAGAAGCAAATGTATGCTTTGCTTCAAAAATCCATGGGGCAACAGCAACAGCAAGTTGAACAGCTTAAAGCCGAAGCAGAAAAAGAAAAGCAACGGCAAGAACAGATGGGGGTTTTAGGTAAAATCGACCTTCGCCCGTTTGCACAAGCTCTTCAACAGTATGGATCTACTACTGTGGCGGTTCCTAAAGAAGCCCCTGAAGACAGGACAGAGATTCTTCGTAAGCTCCAGGCCGCCGTTAGCCAAGCCGAGCAGGGGCTCACCAAAGAGCAGGTCGCTCTCATGAGAAATCTCATGGACGATAAGAAAGCGGCTCAAGCAGACATCTCCCTTCGCAATGCCGAAGTCCGAGAAACCAAAGCAGTCGTAGATCCATTGCTCAAGATTAGTTCAGGCGGATCTGATCTTTTGCAGAACCTTGGACAGATTGAATCGGTGGTTTCTAAAAAAGATATTCCAGTACAAGAGTTTCGTCAGATCGTCACCAAGTTTGGTAAGTCTATGGGCGAGGTTGGCGCACAAACTGAAAACGATAGAACCGCATATTTTGATCCTACCATTCTGGATAGATTAAATATCCTCACTAACAAATTTGGACTTGGAGGAACAATCCCTAATAATGATCCTTCTGTTCAGGCAATCCTAGCCCAAATGAAATATAATAGAGAACAAGCATCAGCGGCTATTGCAAGAAAAGCACAGAGCATTGCCGATACTTATGGATCTCCAGGATCAGTTCTTCAGTATCAGTTTAATGAAGGAAAGCCGGGCAATGCAGCTTACAAACAAGCAATAAAACTTTCACAAGATATGCTCATGCCTAGAAAAGCAGAAGCCGCTCCTGCAAAAAAAGCCAAGGTAACTCCTAAAGATGTTTCTGGTATGTCTAAAGAGCAACTAAAAAAGTATCTGGGAGAATAACATGGAAGAAGATATTGAGTTGCTTAGACTTCGGGCCATGGCAAAAGCAAAGGCTGAGGCAGAAGCGGAAGCGGAAGCGGAAGCGGAACAGGAAATCCCCGCTGAAAAAGAAGAGCCAACCATGGGCGACAGGGCTATGCAAGCCCTGAACTATGTGGGCGGATTAGGCCGCGGTACTGTGGCGGCTGGACTAGAGCCCCTTATCGGAAAAGACATCGTATCTCCCGAAGAGATCATGACAGGCAAAGTCCCCGGATCTGCCGAACTTATGGAGCGGGCAGGAGTCCCTGCCGGATACTCCCTTTCTAACCTTATCCCTGGAGCTTTCTCGGAAACGGGCCAAGGACTGCCTCTTGAAAAAGGCGGGATGTTTGACATTACGGCTCGGGGAGCCGGGGGACTTGTAGGAGATATTGCGCTTGATCCTACTACCTATGTACTGCCAATGGTTAAGGGCGGAGGAATGGCAGCTAGGGGGATTAGAGCAGCTCTCAATCCATTAGGAGAAGCTGTTGGTCTGGCTGGAAAACAGATGGCTAAAACTGGGGCGGCTGCCTATAAGTCTGCATTTGAGAAAGCAGACCGCGCGCTTGCTACTCGATATGGAAAAGGGTCTATTGCTGACATCCTGAAATCTGAAAAGTTTGCTGGAAGCGCAGAAGACGCGCTAAAAAAGGCAGAAGAAATCAATCAGAGCCTCGGACAGAAAATTGGAGATTATCGAGCAACTGCCGATGCTTCTGGAGTTATGGCAGCTCCGCAGTCTTACGAAGAGGCAGAAAAGCTCATTCAAAAGTATCGGGTAGCTTCAGATCCAAAGATGATGGCGATTGCCGATAGTCTTCAAGAAACTCTTGATAGCTATAAGGCTATGCCTCCTAAGACAGCAACTGAACTTGCTACTGTAAAAAGAACCAACCTCGACATGGCAGGTGGAGATACGGCTTTTGACAAGCTCAAGTCTTCCCCAGATCGAGCTGAAGCAGAGCTTCGTCGATTGATCGCAAAGGAACTTGGCAAGGCCGAAGACGATGTAGTTAAGGCATCTCTTTCAAAAGAAGAATTTGATGCTTACTTGAAAACCAAGAAAGACTACGGCGTTACCACTAAATTTACCCAAAAACAGCTCGCTAAACTGGCCGGAGCAGAAGCATCCAGAACTGGCGTACTGCCAAGTGCAGTAGATGTTATGGGAACTGGGGCGGCTCTTGCGGCGGGTAGCCCGATTGGACTTGGGGCAATGGCTCTCAAAAAAGCAAGAGACATTGGACGACTTACTGGTACAAAAACTAGAGGTGGTCTTATGCTTGAGGGCTTAGGAGCAGGTATAGAAAATGCCAGTCAGGTAGTTCCACCCCAAGTTTGGCTTGAAATGATTAGAAGCAAGGAGTCTGAGAAATGAAAAAAGAAGAAATGGAAATGGAAGAGAAAGAAGCCCCCGAGATGGAGTCTGAGTCGGAAGACGAAGGCGAAGAAGAGGGTGGCGAGATGGAGATGGACTCCAAGTGGAAAGCCGAGTGCGATGCTAACGATCTTCTCCGCGCTGCCGAGATCAAAGCAGATCCAGCCCGCATGAAGGCCGCCATGGAAATCCTGGACAAAAAGAAAGCGGCCATCGAATCAATGGATGATCTGATGGCCGTTCGTAAAGCTAAAATGCTCGCTAAACCTTAAACATTATCGAAGTCAGCGATAAACGGCTTCATCACAAGAAGTTCGTTTACGCTGGCTTTGATGTCTTTAAGATCCGTTGCAAAGATCGGAGTTACTTCGATCTCAAACTCTTCGTTCAAATAGGCTTTCATGGCGGACTCAAATGCTTCCCCATCTTTCAGCTTATATCCGACAGCCTTCTTCGCTTCTCCGTCTCCCTGATACTCAAGGATATAGTTCCCGTCTTCGCCCTTCTCGCCATACTTGGCAAGCAAGCTGTTCATAAACTCCACATGGAGCTTCTGCTGTTGATCCATCTTAGCTCCAATGCGACGGAGCTTGTAGCGAAGGTCGTGGGTTACAGGCTCTTTCAAAAGCCGTTCAAATACAGGATACAGGCGGTTATCGAGCAGGATGCTATGCTTTAGTTTCATTTGCTATTTCCTCCAAATGTGTCATCACTTCTTCCAGGTTTTCCGGATATACCAGTGTCGCATATCCCCCAGCCTTGTTAATCCTGTCCACATTATACTTCTGCAATTCAGTGGCAGGAGCCTTACTACTGCGTTTCAACTCAAGTGCCACAAACCTTCCGTTTAGGCAAAGCAGAAGATCCGGAGTTCCACGGATGGACGCTTGTTGAATTGTAAATGTAACTATCCTCGAAAGTTTGCGCAGCCGACTCAGAACTCTCTTTTTGAATGTCGATTCTTTGGGCAAGGTCGGCTTCATTGATGTCTTCTAGCTTACCCCAACTCTCACCAATAGCAACGGAAGTGCTCATCGCAAGTCCGTTTTTAGGGGTATAAACCTGCACCATAAGATCACGAATACGAGGTAT